CTTTGCAATCCATATACCCGCTTTACTGATATACTCTTTCTTAATTTCAAATCTGTGTTTGTTGATATTAAAGAACTTAACTGCCATCATATCATAAAACTTATTAAGAAACTCCTGTACCTCACCTGCAATTTCATCAATTTTAGTTGCCATTGTTTCATCATTAAATTCTGCCCAATTAGGGAAACGATGTTTAACCAAAGGTAGTGCCGAAAAGAATACTGAATCCGTATCAATGTAAATGTTGTAATCCTCATTAGTACCTAACTCTTTATTGTACTTAATGTTTACCATTTTTGCAGTATTCTTAATTACTGTCTGACCTGTTGTAGTTACCGCTGCTGCATTATCCACATCATAGAAACGGAATGCTGGTAATCCTAATACTCCATATAACGAGTTCAATAAGATTTTTTGTACCAACTGTCTTTTTGCATAGAATTCGTGTTGTTGTTTGTTCCCCTCTTTACCATATTTTTTTTCTAACTTACGGAACTCCACACGTTGAAAAAACCACTCATCTAATATATCTGCAATTAGACCTGGTTTATCTTGTGTATAAAGAACTCCGTTTGATGATATAGATAGATTTTCCTCAGTTAATTCCTTTCTCAATTCCTCTGTTGTATAATTAAGAGCTGTATTTTCTATATTCCATACTCTATAATCACCCTTAACAAATGCTTCCGCATCAAAGTTTGCAATCTTACCTACTTTTGTTTCTGGTGAGATATTCAAACTCATAATGATTGAAGGATATAGTGAAGTCAAATCCAAGTCATATAACCAATCATACTTACCTGGTATCGGGTCTTTTACATATGCACCAATAAAACCTTGTTCACCACTTTCTTTTAGTGCCTCCATTTGTTCCCTTCTATCTGCCGGTTTGTTAGGTGCTACTAAATTTCTTTTCTTTAGGTAGTTTAAACATGCTCCCTCTAAATATTTTGATGAGAACATATAATCCTCATATGGAACGTGTCCGGCGTGACAAATACCTCGACACAAGTCAATATATTGTAACTTCCTATCAAGCTCTACCACCAATTCAACGTCCACAATATTATATTCAATGAACTTCTCAATATCCTCTCTGAAAAGGTCATCCAAACTTCCTTCGTATGCAATTTTCTCTCTACCTAATTCTTTCTTTGCAATATAATTCAATGCGTAAGAAGGCATTAGTGAATAAGTAAATTTCTTATATAGTGTAATGTAATCCAAAATAGATACCCCAGCTAAACTCCACTTCTTTCGGTATGGAGAATAAAATCCATCTCTAATTGGTGATAATCGATATGCGTTTTGTTTACCCAATACATTTGTTAAACGATTGAATAAGTAAGGAATATCGAATGCATCAATGTTCCAACCAGTAAGAATTGTAGGGTTAATATGTTCGTAGACTGTTAGAAATGCATTAAGTAATTCTCTTTCACTTCGAAATGCTTTGATTACTCTATTATCTTTTTTAATTGTAGATTGTAACTTACCACCCTTATCTAAAATTAGTGCATAGTAAGTATCAGTTGGTCCATCGTGCATTGCTATCGCTGTAATCTCATTCTCAGCTTTCTCAACATCGGGAAGACCTGTTTCCATTTCTACCTCAATGTCAAATGTCATAACCACATGTCCTTCGGATGGGATATCACTTTCTGAATATAAATCTACTAAGATACGAGTTGTTTCCGGTACATCGGTTTCGTAATATGCGGGGTCATCTTTTTGGAACTCATAGATTTTGGTAACTTTCGTTCCATCTAATGCAGTTGATTGACCTCTTTCTGCAGGTGCGTAGGCGTAATTAAATGTTTTGTAAGGGAATGTTTGATAACCTAATTTATCATCCCATAAATGGACTAAATCCTTTCCTTTTTGTAAATAGACGTTTTGATACATATGTTGTAAAGATAACGAATAACTTTTAAAGTACAAAATTATTTTATCTTTAATTTGTATTTCTTGCCAGATGGAACTGAATAAATTGCAAAGATAGGAGTTACTTGAAATTGTAAATCTCTCATTCGATTTGTATATGCTTGCCATCTACCTTTTTGTAAATAGGCAATTGTCATATGTGGTCGGTAATCAGGATATTCGTTTGAGTTTGGTAGTTTCATTAGTAAATGATTTGCTTTTTCTAATCCATCACCAACCGCATCCATTTTTAATACATCATAATTAGAATTTTCAAATACTGAAACATTACTAAGTGTTATATCACCAAAATGTATATTATCTAAAATTTGTTGAACTATTTGTGGAGTGACATTAGAATGTAGTCCATATAATAGAGTTACATGTGGCTCGGTTTCTTTACCATATTTACCACTACCATCTTCGTAAATATCCTTATCATCTATTATTGAAGACATTTGAGTTTCATCAAAGTCAAAATATAACATTACACATCCATACTCATATGGACCACTCTCAATTTCTTTTAATAACTTTCTTAGTTTTATCACGATACCTTAAAATCTTCTTTTAATTTTTGTAGAAATAAATCAATACCTTTTTTATGATTCTCTGCCCAATCTATCGGGTCACCACTATCACTTATATATTTGTATGAAGTAAAATCAAATCCGTAAATCTTACATACTTTTGCAATTGAGTATGCTTCCATATCACATATTTCTGATGGTTTCTTTTCAAATTTATCTTGTGTGTAACAAACTGTCCCTGTTCCAAATGAAATAGAATCACCATTACTTAATTTTGGATAAACCACATCATCAAAAGGTGTAATTGTTTTTTTAGCAAATGGTCTTGCATCAATATCATTTTGAACAAATGTTTTACACTTAAATAATTGTCCAAACATAGCTTCATGTGCTCCTGCTGAACCATAGTTAATAACTATTGTTTCTGATGGTGATATGTTTTCAAGTGTTTGAGTAGCTTTGATGGCTGCGTTAATTTTACCAACTCCCGTATAAATAACATCAACTCCCATAGGAGCGTTTTCTGCTGGAAACTCACTTGGTAATGCAACAAATAATTTAATTCTCATACTCATAAATATAACACTTTTATTTTTGGAACATATCCCATTTTAAGATAACTTCTTCTGTGAACTTTTTATAATTACAACTACTAACATGTCCGGTTGGTCCCATTTCATTGTTACGAAGTGCTTCTAATACTCTACTTTGTGTTTTAAAATCAGTATATTCCATCCAAATAGGATTAAAATCATCATCTGTGCTTTTTATTTGATTACGAATAGTCCATTCAAATACACCACCTTTAGAATGAACTCCTTCCTCTTCAAAAAACCAACAATATTTATCCCAGTCTATTGCTTTATATAAATAACTGCAATATGGATAGATATCTCCTCTATGTTTTTGTTCACCCCAAGTATTAATAACTTCTCTTTGAGTAAATAATTTATCAATCATATCATCTGCATCTTTCCAATTATAGGGCATTAAACCATAATCATATTGCAATGAAAATGAATTATGCATAAAGAAAGATTTCATTTGAATACCATTATTTTCACAAAACTGAATTAAATAATCAAAATATTCCATCCATTCAAAATATCTACTCTCATCGTTGTATAAAGTTTCAACATATGCAGTATTATATTTAAACATTCTTTTATTTTCCCCAGTCTCTAAACTAGATTTACCCATATTAGGTACTGCTAAATTTATCCAATATCCGTTTTCACCAGGTTCTGATTTTTCTTTTAGATAATCATTTGCATAATTTCTATGTTGTGCTAACGGAATATGTTCTTTGATTTCGTTTGAAATAAAATGACTTCTACGGAAAAATGATGACCATTGAATAATCATCGAAATATCTTTCGCTTCAACACCACTATTAAGTAATTCTTTTGCTTTATATATTGCCGATCTAACAATCATAGAATTATTGTTTGCCGGACTTCCCATATTAAATACCTTTAAATCTGGAAATTTATCTTGAATCCAATGTGGATAATACCAATTTCTAATATCATCTACTAAAGATTTGTCTTCCGCTCTTTCTAAGTTTACTCTATGTGCGGATGTAAACGAGCAACCAGATGTAATTAAATACTTCATATTTTATGTTTGCTGTAGCGGTAGGATTCGAACCATACAAAGGGAGATTCGGAAAGTAACACAATCGCTTGCAAGCTGGTGGTCAACCCCATATTACTTTTCTATTTCTTTATCCCCGCCTTCGAGACGAGAAGGTGTGTTTGCCTGAATATAACTGAGATATTCGTTTTCACCACGCTACAATGTTCGGCCCAAACTAATATTAGATTGTAACCTTATATCTTTATTACTTAATACCCATATTTCACCATTATCTAAACCACACACAAAGTGAACATAGTGTTCCTGTGAGTAATCTATAATAGCGAATGCATATCCTTTCATTCCATCACTTACCCTAACCATTGGAATAGTAGGGTTAAGTTGTAGCATTGATTGTGTCATGCATATAAATATCAAACTGCGGAGGCTCAGGGATTCGAACCCCAGAAGCTGTTACACTTGCCGGTTTTCAAGACCGGTCCATTCAACCACTCTGGCAAACCTCCGTTATATTCTAATAGATATTATCGTTACTATCTATTTTAAAATCTATTGTTTCATCTTTCTTTTGCTGATGTAGATGTTTATATGATACAATTGCAAAGTCCACAGGTCCTAAAACCCAACCAATACATAATACCATTAACAATTCCATTGCATTTGAACCAGTCTCATCTTGTTCTGCCCATTTCTTATATAAACGAGCGATACAATAAAATACACATGCGAAATAATACAAAGTAAGTAACATAATTTTTAATTTTAGTGTTTATAGATTAAATATACGATTTTATTTTTATTAAACCAAATATTTTGTGGGAAAGAATGGATTTGAACCAGTGACCTTCGCATTATGAGTGCGCTGCTCTAACCATCTGAGCTACATTCCCCGGTGCCGGTGGTGAGGTTGGTTACTCACATGAAGTCCCTTTCGGATTAATCTCCCTTACTAGTTCGGATGCGTCTAATTTTCGCCACACCGGCATTTTGTGGAGGATAACGGATTCAAACCGTTGACCCCTTGCGTGCAAAGCAAGTGCTCTATCAGCTGAGCTAATCCCCCCTATTTTTTATTCATCAAGTATCTTTCCTTTCTTGCTGAATTTTTGTTTTTAGATTTGTATGTGTCTAATTGAGAGTCACAATTAGGACAAACTAATCTTAAGTTTTCTCTTTTGTTATTTGATGCATCACCATCAATGTGGTCTAAAACAAATACAATCGGTTTTCCATTCCACTCATTTTCAATCGAACATATACTACAACAATTGTTTTGTTCTTGTAATATATGTGGTTTAAGAAATTTAATACCACTCTGTACACTACAATATTCACTTTGATTGTTCAAATAATGTTCTAATTTTTTAGATTTAATGTACTCACCATTACATTTATTTGAACAAAATTTTGCACCAGTATACGCTAGAACAAATGTGTTATCACAATTAAGACAAATTGATGATTTAACTTTGCCTTTATTATGTGGAACCCATCCATCTGGAAATTTAGACCTTTTTTGTAAAGAAATACCAAGTTTACCACATATTTTTTTAATATAAGTGTCCGATACTCCATACATTCTGCCTATCTCTCTATAAGATAGATTTTTATTGAAAATTAAATCTTCAAGTTCAAATTTTTCGTATTTTCCAAATAATTTCATATTATTTATTTAATATAAATATCATAAAATAAAAAAATCGAACCAAAAATTAAATATTTTTTGTACAACTAATAGGGTTCGAACCTATACAAAAACTTTAGAAGAGTCTTATGCTATCCAGTTACATCATAGTTGCATATACTTTGTCTAATATATTTTGGCGGTCTATAAGGGTTACGCTCCCTTTACTTCTGCGTGACAGGCAGATATGATAACTACTTCACTAATAGACCTTTTTGAGCCTCCGCCCGGAATCGAACCGAGTTATCTAGATTACAAGTCTAGCGCATCGCCTGCAATGCTTAAGAGGCTTTTGTATTCCGGACGGGCCACGATCCCGCAATCTCCACTGTGAAAGAGTGACGACTTAACCAATTTGTCCACCGGAACATGTAAGGAAAGTAGAAGATGGGTGCGTGGACGACTACTTTTATGATTGGCGTTACTATCCGATGTTTATGTTTTTTCCCAATCAACCTTATATGTTAAATATACAAAAATTTTCCTTATATACCAAAAATTATCCTCAAAAAAATTTTCGGACTTTTGATAAAATCGAAAAAAAGTACATTTTGTACCGGTAATAGGATTCGAACCTATAATTGTATGGCTTCTAAGACCACTGCGTATGCCAATTCCGCCATACCGGTATTTATGCGGAAAGTGTGAGATTCGAACTCACGGACCTTTAACAGTCGGCAGTTTAGTAAACTGCTGGTTTAAACCACTCACCCAACTTTCCTATTTGGGTCAAAGGACGGTATCGAACCGACTTATCCGGCTCCACAAACCGGCGCATCACCTTAATGCTTCTAAGACCATATGTGGAATCGAACCACTTTCCCAACTCTTACGTTAGGCGATACTCCTTTATCCTTTATCGAGGTGTGTATTGGATTCGAACCAATGTTAGAGGTTTTGCAGACCTCCACCTAGCCACTCGGACAACTCACCTTATTGTAGTTTCAGTAGGACTCGAACCTACACTCTAACATTCGTAGTGTTATGTGATAATCCATTTCACTATGAAACTATTTGCACGCAGTGAAGGAATCGAACCCTCTCGTAAAGATTTGGAGTCTTTTTAGCTGCCATAGCCTACCACGCATTTGTTGGAATAAAAAGAATCGAACTTTTAACCTTTCGCGTATCAGGCGAATGCTCTAACCAATTGAGCTATATTCCAATGTTGTAGAGTGAACAGGATTCGAACCTGTGAGTTCTCTTGCTCCCAAAGCAAGCGGGGTAACCGGACTCCCCAACCACTCTATTTTGTTATCGGACCTGGATTTGAACCAAAACTAATAGAATCAAAATCTATTGTGCTGCCAATTACACCATCCGACAATTTGAGCAGATGAGAGGAATCGAACCTCCGTCTCCTACTTGGAAGAAAGGAGTAATGAGCCATTATACGACATCTGCTTTTATGTTTGCGCTTTCGGATGGATTTGAACCAACGACCAATTGATTAACAGTCAACTGCGCTACCACTGCGCTACGAAAGCTTTTGGTGAGAGTAGATGGACTCGAACCACCGAACTCGAAAGAGAGCTGATTTACAGTCAGCCGCAATTGCCACTATGCGATACTCCCAAAAACAAAAAACCCCAACTAATTAAAGTCAGGGTTTTCTAAAATTCTTAATATAAATCTAGCCTAACTTTACATATCTCTGCCATACCAAATCTGATTCGGTGTGCTACAAAGTGTATGTAATGTTAATGCTTTCATTTGTTATAAATATAATCGAATTAAAAAAGTAATCAATCTTCAAAATACGCCACGTCAAGTCATGCTCCGGTTAATACAAGCCTCGATAAATTACTTTCTGCTATCATTATTGGAATCGAACCAACATTAACCATTATGATAAAATAAAATAGGGATGAGAATACTCCATATTGTGAACCAGCTTTAGAAAGATTATTAGTTCCTTCCGTTTCCACACCCTTTTGAGATGTACCAATTCAATGTGGGTTAATTGAGTCAACCAATCTTAAAGTTATAAACTACTCTCTTTTTACTACGCTTCCTTAAACCTATCGGCCTAACTAGTCCTTGCGGGATTAGAAGTTTTTCGAAAGAATCACAGACTTCTTGCGGAAGTATCGTGGCTGAGAACGGCTCTCAACTATGTACACACCTTTCGTTTACAACTGGCAAACACTTAAGCTTTAAATTTAATTTATGGTTTGCACCGAAAGCAAATTATAAGTTTAGTTTGTAGAATTATTCAAGTAGTGGTTTGCCACCAGCTCCGTTATCTTTTGAACAACAGAATACTATACTACTCGATGTGATATCCCTACCACGTTATTTTGAGTCATCTTCGAATATAGGTTTTGGTAAACTCTATATAAGGATCGTAACAGCACCACCTGTACACAGTCTTATCTTACGTCCTTTCGGATAGCTTGATGTTAAGACCACTCTTATAATGAATACCGCAATAATGTAAAGGGATTAAGTTTACACTTCTTACTGATATTCTATGGGTTATTCTTATTGGTGTCCCCACCTCAACCAAAGTATCTACAATACCCCAGTTACTCAAACTCTTCGATGATAGTGTTACCCCCACCTACAAAGCCCAAATAATATCCCACTTGCCTACTCAAGCTAATCTCTCCTTACGGGGAGAGTAGCCGCAAATGTACCACTTAAGTACACTCACTTTATCCTACTTTCGTAGTTTATTTAACCACCATAGGCGGCGGTTATCTATTATGTAACACAAGGTTACTAGATAGAATATTTTTAATAATGTTAAAGAACTACTTCGTTGTTATATATATGTAAATATAAATTAAAAAATCAAATTTACCAAATATTTTTACAACTTTTTTTCTAAGATTAGATACCGAGTATCTTTCATTGCCTATAAGTTCCAATCTTATATATCAAAGATACGATAAGTTTTTCAAACTACCAAATATCTTTGAGTATTTTTTTATTAGGGTATCCGGCTTTCTTCCCAGTCGAACTGGTCACTCAATCGGTTTTATTAGTTGATGGCTTCAACCCTAACATTTGTTGCGGAAGGAGGGATCGAACCTCCGACCTACGGGTTATGAGCCCGCCGAGCTACCTCTGCTCTATTCCGCGATATTGTGGAGATGACGAGACTCGAACTCGTGTCTTACAAAGAACTAATAATACCAGCATATCACACGTTTAGGTTAAAGTTTAATCTTATAAACTTTCCAAAATAATTGAGGTCGTATGGTTAGTACAACTTTCCACCAATATATTGTTTAGGTACAACATATAAAACCTTTGTAGGCACTTCTGTTACTAGGCGTATGTGCACCGGCCCTATTGTTGCTAACTAAGCTATCGCCAAATCAGCACCTACGAAGTCCATAAGGTCTGCGAAGGTCATTGTTGACATTTCGTCGTTTATTGTTTTGTGCAGATTTAAGGAGAACTAGCACTTCTCTCCACGTGTGGTACTACCATTTACATTGTAATCAATTCCATAGCATCCCCATTATTTCAATGAACTCTTTCTTAGTCAAAGATACAACAATTATTTCAATCTACCAAATATTTTGGGAAGTTTTTTATAACTTGTTGATTATCAATGAGTTATATATTACTTAGATTTAACCATTAAGGTCTTACTTATTTGCTCCAACTCATGTTCAAACCTACATTTATCTATTCTAATAGTGTTAGAGTCTTTCCATCTTGGATCTAAGAAAACATTTTTTGGATAATTACCAACAATTTTATCAGTAGCAGGATAATATTTTATATCATTCATTATGTCACTAACTGAGTATTTGTATAATCCTGATTCTTGTTGTTTTCTCAAATTGCGTTCTAATATTCTTAGAACTTCTTTTTGTTTTTTTACATCTTTTAGACCATGTTTATCATCATACCAAACCAATTTTACCATAGGTGGTACTGCTCCAGGTGCAAAAGCTGCTTCTTTTATATTTTTGTTCTTTACTTCCTTTAGGAGTGCTCTTAAACTTATCATATAAATAAATATATAATTAGTATCTTTTGAAACCAATTGTAGGTCTATCTTCTTCTGATTTGTCTTGCTGATTATCTATGTTATAAATCTCAGCTAATGTCAATCCTTCCGTTGTTTCTGTCTTTTTGTCCAACTTATTGAGTAAAGTTTTGGTATCTTCTAATGATAACTTACCAAACTTATGTTCTGCAATCAATCTTCCCTTTCTTAATAATGCACTATCAATCTTTTCTTTATCCATATTGAAAGTAGCAATTACATGTATGTTTAAGATGTCACCTAAAATACCATCACTTAAATTCAATAGATTAGAAACCCCAACTGAACTACCACTATTATTTCTGTCTCCAATTACTTTCTCTGCATCCTCAATAATTAAAACACAATCTTTGTTCTCCATTAAGAAAGGAATAAAATCTGGATTCACAATACTCTCTGCCATAATCGGTGGTAAGAATAGAACTTTCTTTCCTAATTCATGTGCTAAGTATTTCAAATAAGTTGTCTTTCCTGTTCCTGGTAATCCGTGCAGTAGAACTAACTTTGCATTATTATCATTGTTACCTCTAATAGTATCAACAATATTCTTATGTAACTTACTAAAACCAGTTCCATAATTTAATTCCAAATCAATCGTTGGTCTTGTTAAATCAAATGCTTCAGTTTCAAATCCGTATGATGTTGCTTTCAATAAATGGATTTGTCCTTTTAAATCTTTTTGTGTAAATGAAGGAAGTTCAGGTAATGCTTTGAATATATCCTCAACCGGTGAAGTAGTTTGAATCCAACCTTTAAGTGGAGCAACTTTCATCTTTGCTATTTGTTCATCGTTTGGTTCTTCACCTGGATAATTAGCTTCATCTGCTCTATTAGAGAATCCTACGATTGCTCTATCTTCACCCATCTCTAATTCATAAATTTCAGTAAGTGAAAATGATTCGGGTTCATAGTAATGTCTTTTTTCCCAAATACATTTCAATCCATTCTCTTTTAAGTAATCAATAACTTTTGTATCAAATACTACCCCACTACCATAATAAATTGCATTAACAGTCTTTCCTGTTTTTTCTGAAAGATATTTCTCAACTGGAAATTCTCCACCATGTCCTGGACTATACACATTATACTTTGCTTCTTGTAACATATTTAGATTTTATTGTTTAATAATTTTGCTATTTCTTTGTGACCTTTAGGTGATGGATGTCCTCTTTCTTCAAACATACTATCATCTTTAAATCCTTTTAAATATTTTGTTAAATTGATATCCTTAAAACTTTGTGGAATTTGTTTCCATAAATCTACCAACCCAAAGTAATCTTCCGTATCATCAAATTGTTTAGCTACTTTTTCAGTATTGATATCTTTATTTAGTGTAAAAATTTCATCTTCATCGTAATCGAAGAATGCATTTATACAAAGATAAGGTATTTTATTTGCTTCACAAAATGTTTTAAGGGAAATTATTTGCTGAAAAACCCTTAATAATGAAGGAGTTAGATTAGTTTGATGAATAACATACTTACTATCTGTTAAATGATGTTCATCAATTTTACCCCACTTATCCTTATGTGTCCATAATCTTTCGTTTACGAATACATCACCATCGAAATAATCAAAACGGGTAGGTGCTGTAAATGAAAGTAATACAAACATCTCATCTACTTTAACATATCCTAATTCTTCGTTATATATTGGTTCACCATTTACAAATTTACACAAATCTCTTAAAGTGTTTCTATAAATTCTATCATTGGATATACCACTACTAGCTACATTGAAATCTACCAATCCTTTTTCTTTGGCTAATAATGTAGAGAAACGATTAGTTCTGTCCTTTAATTCTGAACCCCAACTAACTGAATCCCCATTTGTATATAATACTTTTAATTTTTTTTCCATATCCACATTGGTTCACAAAATGTTTTATCTGCTGCTTCTCTAGCTTTTTCTAATGCTTCTTCCGTATATCTATCTTCATCACCCTCTATAATTGCTCCTGCTCCTGCAGAACCAGGTCTTTTGGCCATTTCCATACCAATACACCCTAAGTATTCTGCTCCCTCTTGTTGCTCCAAGAATTCGTTCATAGGAGTAGTGATTGCTCTATATCCTTTATCCGTTCCTTTTGAACTTGCATACACATCTGCAATATTTACAATTAGTGTTCCACCCTTTTTAAGTGCTTTCCAAATCTTTCCCAATGCTTTGTGTAAGAATTGTTCGTTCCAGTCATCAATTGTTTTATACCTAACCCAGCTTTGTGTATCATCATAAGAATACCTTTCCACACTAAAATAAGGAGGACTAGTGAAAGCGATATCGAAATAGTTATCATATCCAGCGTAGTCAAAATCCTCAGCTGGACTCTCCACAAAAGTAGCTTGCTTTTCGATTTCAAAAAATCCATTATTCTTCTTATAGAAATCAGCCTGTTGTCTATAAATAGGATGATTTTCTTTACGCGGGTCTATACCAACATAGTGTTTACCATATTCACTTGCATAAAAACCACACAATCTATCACCCCAACCAGCTGCAAAATCTAATACTGTCTCTGCTTTAAAGTAATCATATAGTGCTTTTGCTACATTTGGTTTGAACTGAGAACAAATGTATTTACGGAGTGACAATGCTACTCTTAATGAACCTCTATTTATTTCATCGAACTTTAGGGTATACATTGCACCCATTAAAGTTACCATAAATTCATAGGTTCTCCAAGTTCTATCTGGTCCAGGTGATACTGTCCCATCCACACCCCATCTATTAGCTTGTTGAAAATAATTTGAAGCTTGATTTCCGGTATTAATTCTTCGGAAGTATAATTGCTTTCCTTCAAATCCTAAACCAAATCTGCTATCCCCAGCCTTACGAATAAACCATTCATCATCTCTCAATAATTCATTCCATCTGGTTTTCTTTAATGCCAAGTATTCTTTACGGGCATCATCTTCACTAATTTCTTGATATGGAAGTGGGTAGTCCATAGCTATTTTAGCTAAGGACTCACACACATCCTCTTTATTAAAAGTAGTTTGAATATATTTCCATTGTTCTGCATCTATGTACAGATATGGAGACATATTTTTGAATTGGTCAAAGTAATCTAAATACATTAATTTAATTTTAAAAATCCTTTAGTATTGCCATTTACTAAATCTTTATATTTAACAATCCAAAACGTTTCTGGATTTAATTTTGTATTTTCTAATACCTTTTTTGCAAAATTTCTTTTAGTTGTATTTCGTTTAAATTCATCCACTACAATTATATTGTATTTTGCAACACCGGCTATACCACGTGTTAATGCACCATCTACATGTTCGGTATCTTCTGAACCATTCATAAATTCACAATGGATTATATTTTCTCCATTTGTATTACTAATAACTAAATCAAATTCTCTACCTAAATAGTTTTGTCTTACTGAATAATTACTTTCATCTACCAATTCTTGGTCAGTTAATTCATTATTAGATAATTTTCTGAATGATGTTAATAAGGTTGCATTTAATATAGTTGAGGTATCGCCTGTTAAGTTATTAACAATATCATCCACTTTTATATCTTCACCTTTAGAAGAAGAATATTGTTTGGATTTATCATTTTGTATAAGTTGTTTGTGATATAAAGTACATGCTGCTGTTAAATCTGGATCTATATCAGATGTTTTAATTGTACTATATTGTAAATCTCCTATTTTTTCTACAAAAATTAAGTTTGTATAATACGCTTCATCCATGCCAACCTCTTTATGTACTTCTTTGTGTACAAGTTGTATACCATGTTTGTTAATGAATATCCATTTTGGATTTTGAGGTCTCCAATGTTTGGGATTTTTTTTCAGTAAATATTCAGGCTTTGTACAATTCATTAATTGAGTCCATTCAATTCCATCTTTTTTCTCATTTAATAATTTGTAATAATATATATCCATTTTAACACCAGAATTTGGTATTAATTCAACATTAGAACCTATCTTTTCAAGATCGGAATAATGCATTGGTACTTTTTTTCCTATTACAGTTTTTCCTTGTTTAACATCTACCAATGTAGGATATAATATGTGTTTAGTTTCATACTTAACATTCTTAAATAAAAACCATGCATTAAAATTATGTACATTCATAAATGCAGCATTTAATGAATCCATTATATTTTCAGGTTCATGTTCAAGTTTTAAGTTACAATCTTTCCATCTTTTTATAGAAATAAAAAATGAAGGTATTCCATTTTTAAATTCATTAGTAAAGGTAAGTTCTTTATATGCATCTATATCAATTTCATATTCATGTATTGTTACGATTTCTAATTTATCTAAATAGTTAAATGTAACATCATTATCAATATTTCCATAATCCCATTCTCTAAGTAAATATTTATCGTTTTCAATACTACATTGATATTCAGGAATACCATGTTTATATACAAATACTTTACTACCACCAACACCCCAAAATCCAGTTCTAGAATTATCAGTTTTTGGAAAAGTATAGTTTATAAATTTCTTATTTAAAGTTTCCCAAGATAATGGATTTCCATTATTACCATATCTGATGTGAGATTCATTTAATATGACTCCCAGTTCAGTACCATTATGATCTTTTGTATTATGTGCAATTTCATCTAAATAAGTTGAACTAATATCAATATTAGTATCACCTTTATATTGTGAATAAGCAGCGAGTTCATTATGAGTGAGAACTCTAACATTAGGGGTTTCAATCTTCTTTTTAAATTCCATAATTAATTATATTTTTAGTGTTTAATATAATCAAATATACCAAAAAAGATTGAAACCGCCAAATAATTTAGGTTATTTTACTGCTTCATTTATAGCATTTACATATGCTATCTTAGAACTCAACCCAGTAAAGCGTTCTATCACTTCACCATCTTTCTCAATAATTACGGTAGGAACTGATGTTACTCCGTATTTTTGTGTTTCTTCTGTAAATTCATCTACATCATATTCTTCAAATACTACATTAGAATTACTACTGAAACTTTCTTTAATTTGCACCAACACTGGAGCTAATGCTCTACACGGTCCACACCATGTTGCACCAAATTTTTTAACTGTTACCATTTGTTTTGTTTTTAAATTCTTCATAGTGTTCCAATAATGCATCGACTACCGGATGTCTATGATTTGTTAATAATGTTTGTGAGTCCATATCTTTAACTTTCTTAGCTACTCTTAATAAGAAATTGAACCCACTCTCTCCTTTATATTTTAAGTCAACTTGTGCGGAGTCTCCACAAATTACCATCTTACTTCTAATACCTAAACGGGAAGTTATCATTTCCATCTGATCGTTAGTACAGTTTTGTGCTTCATCTACTATAATAAATGCATCTAAAAATGTTCTACCTCTCATAAATGCTAAAGGTACAATTTCAACTTGACCACTTTCTAAAATTTCATCAATTTTTTCTTTGTTATATAATTGATAAAAATTTGAATAAATTGGTTGCATCCAAGGTTCCATTTTCTCTCTTAAATCACCAGGTAAAAACCCAATTTCTTCTTTACTTACCGTCGGTCTAGTAATAATTATTTTACTTACCGTCTTTTTAAATAACATATCTAATGCAGTTTGGCAAGCTAATAGTGTTTTACCACTACCAGCCTTACCACTCAATATTGTAATTGCATTGTTTAGGATTTTATCCTTTGCTATTTTTTGTTCTTCGTTTAATACGATTTGAAACTTTATCGGCCCTTTTGGTTTCTGCTTATCTTCTCTAATTTTCTCTGTCAATTCTTTGTGTTTTGTTGATTGATTTTCTGCCATAAAGATTCTAATTTAGTATTACCTTTTACATATTTTGGTTCAAAAGGACAATGGCGGCACTTACTACCACAGCAACTACCTCTTGCCATATGATACTCTGGAGTAAATACCACCTTTCCATTTTCCAAATAATAAAATTTTTCATCTGTTATTTTTGATTGTCCCATAAATTCCACTCACTATGTTTTGAACTAACCCGTCGTGCATTACTTCACCTCACACGCTCCACCTGCACACGCTAACTCACCACTTAAGTCTGTATTATCCTCTAACTCAACTACTTGTGACAAATCCACATCGTGCAGAACTTTCATTAGTTCTTCGTATTTTTCTTTAGTACAATCTTCGAATGGTGCTTGAATATAAGTTCCACCATCGTAAGGTAATACTGAAAGACCATTGTAGTGTTCTTTGTTTTCCCACATCCACTGTCCAACTGCACCCCACTCATGCTCTCTAATAGATATAGTAGCACTTACATTATGAGAATTATTTCCGTTTCTATGCCCAGGTTTAATCCATTCTTGGTGAACTCTCTTAACTCTTTCTAATAATTGAATTGGAGATTCAGTTCTAAAAATTGCATCTGCTGGTGCCTTTTGTGGAATACCAATTACTGCTGTATCATGCGGTCTAAAATATTCATCTTCGATAAGTTCAGGATGATTCAATACTAAATAATTGTAGATTGATTCATTTTTACCAACTCTTACTCTACGAATGTAATAATCATTATGCCAAGCGTGAATTCCAGATGATGTTCCTAAAGTTAATGATGTTGTTCCTGCAGGTTTTACAGTCGTTGTTCTTGCTGAGTGGTTGATACCTAATATATCTGCTACTCTAGCGTTCTCAACTTTAACAGTCTTTGCAGCTGCTTTCATATCTAATTTTAATACTGCTCCACTTCCTATACCTGTCATAGATACTCCAATAAGTGCATCTTTTTCAGTTGTTCTTTGCCAAATTGGTCTTAAGTAATGGAAATCAGTATAACCTGCTTGCAATGTTCCGATGAATGATGCTGCTTTTACTCTTGCATTTAAATCATCCTGGTCAACTACATCACTTACATTTACTTCACATAAGTTACAGAATTGGAAAGGTCTTAATGCAATCTCACAACAAGGATTAGTTCCCCAATCTTTATCGTTTGATAAGTAGATACCGGGTTCACCTGCTCCACTTGCTTCAATTCTTTTCCACAAGTCCATAAAGTAATCTTTAGTGATTTTGTGTCTCATTAATACCGCGGAGTTATTTGCTCTACCTCTTTGTGGATTTGTTTCCCACCAAGCACCACTCTTACAGCTAATCATTTGTTCATCAGTTGCAGAGAATAATGAAATCAATGCTGCTCTTCTAATACCACCTGCTAATACTGCATCTGCAATATGGCACACAATATCATGAACTTCAATTGGTTTTAATTTATCACCATCTTTTTTAGAATCTAAGATACCTTCAATTTTAATTAAACACTCTTTTAGGGGTTGAGGTCCTGGTGCTTTACCACCACTTGTAATTAAACGAGCACCCTTAGCTCTAATATCTCTAAAATCAAATACTGGCTTTGACCCACCAAAGAAATAAGATTTAACTAATACTGAAATTGAATCAGCCCATCCTTCGATAGAATCACCAATTAAAAATCTTCTTGTCTTATCTGCGTTTGGTTTTCTGATTTCAGGTAATGCATCAACATGATGTTGTTGTACTGAATATCCTACTCCTGTTCCACCTAATAATAGGAACATAATTTCTGAAAATACTCTCCAGTCATCTATCGGTGCAAAAGCACAATTGTAGATTCTGTTTGGACTCATTTCGATTGGTTTACCTGCAAACTGCATTGAACGCATTGATGGTAAAACCTTTTTGTCATAAACGAACTTATAGTTCTCTTTGATTGCTTCTTCTAATTGTGGGTACGTTTTAATATGCATATTCATATTTCTCGTAACCAATTCTTCCCATGTCTCTCTCCTTTGTAATTCCGGTTGAAATTTTGCGTATTTCATATAAACCGTAATGTCCGAAAGGATTCTTTGTGAAATGTCCATTTTTTGTTTGTAATTTTTGTAAGGTTAATAAATAAAACTTTTTTCGAAAAAAGTGTGAAATGTAAGTATAACTATCAGTATATTCATATATAGATACCCATTTTGAATAAAAATAATCGACTTTTTTTCATATTTTTTTCCACATTGTTTTATACTTATTAACCCATATTTTCTATGTATTTTTTATGCAAAAGTTTCTTTTCTAAATTACTTCCATTGTTAGATTCCTTTTGTGCCATCACCCCATCCGAAGATTGTGGTTCAAATACATCTATCAATCCAACCATAGTATCCATTTTAGCTGGGAATGTTAAACCATCCGCGCCAAAACGATTTTTCATAACGTGAAACCTTGCTGTGTTACTTAATTTATCTTTTGCTTTTCTACTTACACTCATAATGAAATCTGCTGTCATTACTTTTGCATAAGAATCCGCAATTGAATCGGCTTGAATAACTTCGAAATCAATAGCTGAACGATTGGTTTGCGATGCTGTCCAAATTGGCACACCCAACTCACCACTCAATCCTCTGATTTCTTCATATACACCACCTAACTCTGCATATGTACTATCTCTTTTGTTTACGGGTTTTAACAAATCAGCATAATCGATAATAATTAAATCCGGTTTGAATCCGAATCCTTTGTACTTATCTAAATGTGCTTTGATTGTTTTCGTACTTGCTCCTCTTGGTGGATAGTATTTCACCATTAGGTTTGCTTTGTGGTTCTTAAGTTTTGCTACAACCTCATCCTTTCTATCTCTTAATTCGTTAGAAGGAATACCAGTCATAATAGTATCGTATCTTGTTCCCGCATAGATTTCGGATAACTCTAAAGTATAGTGCATTACATTGTAACCTGCTCTTACAGCATCGGCTGCAATTTTGCACAATACCCAAGTCTTACCCACACCACTCGGTGCTACGATAACTCCTAATTCACCAGGTCCTAAACCACCATCCATTAGTTCGTTGATAGGTTTCCATCCAGTTGGTACTGAACTTCTCTTTGTAACTTCCATACGAGCTGCAATATCCTTATAGTAATCATGTCCTAAATTGTTTTCCATTCCCGCTTTTAATGCGTTCTGAACTACAACTCCTATCTCATCCCAACTCTTTTCGGATTTGATTAGGTCTACTGATTGAAATATTGCGGCTTTTAATTTCTGAAACTTTGAGAACTTAATGAACTCCTGTTTTACAAACTCCATATCCTCTGCACCAAATACATCATAGATTTGTTTTATTCTATCTACAATTTGTTTCTTTTGTGATTCGGAACTTAAGGATGATAACTTTACTTTGAATACATCAAGTGTAGGTGCGGCGAATTGTTTACTTTGGTAATCCAAAATAGTTTCGATAATCCACTTATCCTGTTCACTCTCAAAATAATCTTTGCTGGTAATTTCTGAAACTTGGTTAAGAAATGGTAGGTCGGATAATAATGCAGCGATGACTTTAGATTGGTACGATTGTCCAAATTTTTCTAATGTGTCTACTGCTTGCATTACTTAGCCTCTTTTACTTCATTCTTAACTGGTCTTACTGCGGCTTTCCATTCACTTTTTGGAATGAATTTCCACTCACTTGTTGCGTTGTAAGCTTCTTTATCACTTACTCTAATAATTTTACCGGTCTTTGTACTTTTTAAACATTTCATAGGTTGTTTCCTCCGTGTTTTTATTTTATTTATGTAATTTGGCGAATGTACTTTGAATCCAACTATTAACATCACCGAATGAATTAATAGTTCTCATACCCATTGCCTTTTTGATGAATCCTAATTTATCCAATTTTGCTGAATTATCCAAATATTTATCGTTAATTGTTAATTTCTTATTAGTAGGTATATCTGGATCGGATAATTGCATCAGCTTATAGTTTCTTTCAACTACTTTTTTACCATCTAATATTTTATCATAGAATTTGTTTTCACTTTTGCGTTCTTCACATAGTTCAAACATTCTATCTATCGTAATTTCCTTTTCTTCAACCACCTCTGGAAATCTCTTAATAATAGTTTTAAGCCCACACCCAGGAATACCATCAATGTTATCGGACTTATCACCATCAAGAGTACGATAAACCATAAAATTTGAGGGATGAACACCATACTCATCCACAACCATTTTTGTATCGTAAACTTTCTTTTTTGTTGGTGAATAGACTGTGACTTTTTCATTTACTAATTGTAGGAAGTCTTTATCGGCACTCATAATAACTGCCAATTCATCTTCTTTTAAAAGTTGAGATGCAATATAGCCCATAACATCATCTGCCTCAATACCATCGTATAGCATTATTTCCACCGGTAGGTACTCTAGCAGTTCGATTAAACCAATCATTTGTCGTTTCATAGATACACCTTCCTCTTCTTTGTTCATCAAATCTGAGTATGCTCTATTCACTCTAAAACGATTGTTTCCTCTATTCTCTTTGTAACCTGAATATAAATCTTTTCTACTTTTAGAACCACCCTTACCATCAAATACAATAATACAACGAGTTGCATTTTGTTCTCTAATAGCAAAACCAATTCCTTTTAAGAATCCAACTATGCCCCCAATGTGGTCTCCATTATCATCCATAGTAGGATTTACTGTCCAACTTCTTATAAAGGTATTAAGACCATCAACAATTAATACCTTTTCTTTTCCCAATTGTTGATGGTCTTTTTCTACCTCGTTTAGTAACTTTTTGTATGTTTCGTTCATAAACCTTTATTCTGTTTCGATATCTGGTTCTGGAATTTCTCCGCCACTATCATATGTAATATCATCCGGATCAATTCCTTCTTTTTTATATTGTAAGATTGTTGATTCACAAATCTTTCTATAAATTTGGTCTTTCAAATCTAATCTAGTATCCATCATATTAATGAAATCTTTAGATTGGAATTTGATAACTTCACCAGTATCAGTGTCTACATATTCGTACCATGCTCCACCTTGCTTAACTAATTTGTTATCTTTCATAACCTTTAACCAACCACCGAAATTATCAATACCTCTATCAAAGAAAATATCGAAATCTGCTGAACGTAATGGTGGTCCTAAACGATTCTTAATAACCTGTGCTCTTACTTTGATACCAATGATTCTCTCACCTGCTTTAATCTGTCCCATATTCTTTAAACGAATACGAACCGAAGCGTGGAATGCTAATGCTTTACCACCCGATGTAGTCCAAGGATCTCCGAACATAACACCTAATTTTTGTCTCAACTGATTAGTAAAGATAACTGATATTTTTTGTCTACCAATTACATTAGTAATCTTTCTCATTGCTTTTGAAATGATAATGGCTTTGTCAGTTGCGTAACCATCTTTATCATAATCTGCATCCATCTCCTTTTTAGTTGATGCTGCGGCTACTGAATCGACTACGATTGTAACTAACTTATCCTTATCACCCTTACGAACTTTCTCAATGATTGTATCAATTGTTTCGAAAATATCCTCAACTGTGTCTACTGAAACATATAACAATTTAGAAACATCTACTCCGATTGCATCAAAGAACTCTCTACTTACTGCGGTTTCGGTATCAATCAATACTGCTACCCCACCTTGCTTTTGAGTTTCAGCTAGTAAGTGAGCTGATAATAACGATTTACCACTTTGTTCTAAACCGGTAATTTCGGTTATTCTTCCTACGGGTAAACCCCCATAAGGTCTATTTGAAACCGCCACATCTAACATTGCTGTTCCAGTGGAAACCCAACCTGGTACATTGGTTGGGGCCCCATCGGAATCATCATCTAAAAAGTATGCTACCTTTTGGTCTTTCCACTTTTTATTTAGAGAGTCGGCTATTTCTTGTGCTAAGTCAATTTTAGCCATAATAATTATGAATTAAATAAATCATCAAATGCTGCTGCCACATCTACTTTAGGTGCTGGTGCAGGTGTTTCATCATCCCAAGGTAAATCGTTAACTAAACCTGTACCACCGATTTCAGGTGCTGCATCTTTAGTTACTAATTGTTCTTCAACTTTCTTTGGTTGAGGAGTTAATGTTTGTTGGGTAAATGAAGGAGTTGGGTTTTCCTCTTCAGCTGCTACGGCTGTTGGATTCAACCAATTCTCCAATACTGTCTTTAATTCAGGATAAGATAACTCTGAATAAATGTCAGTAATGTTTGTCTGCTCATCTAATAATTTTGCAGCGGTTGCTCCATTATCATGTAATAGAGAAACATTTGGTTTTACTCTGATTCGAGTTTCAGGATATGTTTTACCTGCTTCCTCTACGATTTCAATAACAATATCTCTACCAGTTTTTTCATCTGTAATATCACCGTAATCAGGATCTGCTACGATTGCTAAGATTTCTTGGTAAACGGTCTTACCGAATCCCCAAAACTTAACACCCTCAGCTTCTTGTCCTCTTACGATAACAGGAGCAAATGTTCTTAATTTTGGTTCCATTTTCTTACCAGCTTTCCAGTTTTCAGTATCACCTAATTTCTTAAGTTTTTCTGCGAACTCTAAAATTGGGTCAGGTCTTCCAAAAGAAGCTGGACTCAAATAAGTTTTGTTGTTAATGTTGTAGTGAAATAAAAGTTCAATGAAAGGATTTTCTGTGTTGAACTTGTAAGGAACGATTCTAACTTGGTACTTTCCAGGTTTTGGTTTCCACAATGAATCTGTCTTTTTGGATGTGTTTTGCAACGAATTCAAACGCTGCTTGATTGCATTAATGTTCATGCTGTTTTTGTTTTAAGTTTTAAAAATTGTTTGTTTTAAGTTTTAAGATTATCGCGATTAATCTCATAGATAAATATCAATAATCTCAATTTCTTATATATCAAAGATATACTATTTTTTTGAGACGACCAAATTATTTAGATAGATTTTCTATCTTTCTATTTAGGTAAAATGCCGCCTTCTTTAAATCTTCTAGTTCCTTTGCTGCATCTTTCTTTCCGGCTCTTGCTATGTATTTAGCTACATTGAATAGGTACGCATCTTTATCTAAACCCCATGCTTCACATACCTTTATTACTTCATATGGGTTATCAACACCACCATAATAGGCTGGGTTCTTTACTGCTTCTATTTTAACTGCTGATTTTTCTACTAACTCTTGAGCAATTCTCAAACATACGTCTGCACCTCTTATTTTTTGTCTTTCAATTTTTTTTTCAGTTGCTTGATTAAATTCGTCTTTTCTTATCTTTGGTTTTGCTGGCATTCTTTTATAATTTATATGATATGTAATCTGCTATTAAATCTGCTACATTAATTTCACAATATTGTTCAAATCCTTTAAATCCTGGTGCACTATTTGCTTCACATACTCTAAATCCTCTTTCATCAAAAAGTAAATCTATTCCTGCTATATGTAAATTTAATACTCTTGCTGTTTCTCTTGCTATGAAATCTATTTCATCTGTTAATTCAAATTTCTCACCTGTCCCACCATTAGTTATGTTTGCTCTAAAATCTCCTTCAGGTCCCATTCTTTTCATTGCACCAATAACTTTACCACCAATAACCAATACTCTTAAATCCTCACCTGGTTTAAATCCCAAATACTCTTGAACTAAAAGTGTTTTTGATGTTCCTAAACTTCGGATAAATTCCATTAATTTTGTGAAATCTCTTTTCTTTTCACATAAATAAACTCCTTTACCATAACTTCCAGTAACTACCTTAACTACACATGGAAATCCAATTCTATCTCTTACGATAATCTCATCAACAGGGTATTTAACCACCATTGTATTTGGAATGGGTATATTATGTTGAGAAAGTATTTGAGATGTTTGTAATTTATCTGCAACTTTTTCAATTGGGTCTGCTGAATTGATACAGAGAACTCCTGCTTTTTCTAATTGTCTTAATAGTGCTAACATAAAATCATTAGTTCCACTACCAGTTCTTACTAATACAATTTTTGGTAATTCTATTGTTTCTCCTGCATATAAAATACCTTGATTAATATTTTTATCTACAATAATATCAAAATTATCCGGTTGAACAATTTTTGCAGTAATTCCTTTTTTATCTAAACTTTCTAACAATCTTTTGTTTTCAAATTCAGTTTCGGTATTTTTTGAGAATATCCAAACACTCATAACTTATTTATCTTTTTTTAATCCGTATTTAATCCACTTATACCAAACTCTTTCATGTATATAATATTGAATAGGTTTGTAAACTAATTCTGCTACACCAAATGCGGCACCTATTTTAATTGAACCACTTATCAACCACATTAATAAAAACCCAATAGCGGTACTTACAATACGATATGATATGGATTTTGCAATATGTCTCTTAATCAACGGCATATTCTATAACTTCACCATCAGTATCCATATACCCCTTTCTAATCTTAGTTCCACTAATCAATTCAACATCAGCCGGAGGATGATGATTAATTACATCGTATCCTACACCTCTACCATAGTTTACTGATTCTATATCAGGTATAATACTAACTAAAATTCTATCTGAGTTTTCTTTAAAGAATGGTTCTTCAACTAAATCTAACATAACTCTGTATGCTGATTTTGGATTGTTCTCATCTTCCGGAACATCTCTAATTGCTACCCATACATCTTTACCTTTGTCTAGTTGTTGACGGATTAACCACTCATGTCCTGCGTGCCATGTCTGCCATCTTCCGATGAATAATGCGTATTTTCTTTTCATAACTCTAATTTACAACTTATTAATTATATTTCCAAATATTCTCGTAGTCTTTTGAAAGTTTGTAATTCTCTTTCATCCGTAGTATCTAAATCTATAAAATTTTCGGTAGGTGGTTCATAGTTATCAACGTGAAAATGTTCCCTACCTCTTTCATTTGTAGTATGAACATATATTTCTTTTATACCCTCACCCATTTCGGCTTTAAATGCTTCTCTTTGGTCTTTATATGGAGAAACCAATGATACAATTACATTAAATTTTTTACTATGTAGAAACTTAGCTAAGATTTGTGCTTTTTCTATATTTGCTTTCCGACCTGTTTCTGAATAATCTTTGTTTTGGAATACATCTCTAATATCATCACCATCAATTGTAATGGCTCTACGAATAAAATGTGTTTTCATCCAATTAGCCATAGTAGTTTTTCCACTACCTGGTTGTCCTGTGAACCAATATATCATAACTTTTTATTTTGTTAAATCTATCACATCAAATACTCTAGTGTATATTTTTTTTACACCTTCCGTATTTGTTACCAATATACAATTTCTATATTTTTCCCAATCAACTTCAAACTTGTTATCTAATTGTCCACCAGTAACTTCCATAATAACATTGTTCAATGCGTTAATTGTATATAAAGTATTACTATGTTTTTTTCTATGAACCAAAATAGTTTTCATTTCTAAATTTGGTTGTTCATTTTCTACTACTACATTATACGTTACAAATAATTCATTTGGAATGTTTTTGTTTTGTAAGACATAAATGTAATTATAAGCTAATGTATAACTGCTTTTAATTATTTCTATATGATTCTCAACATCTGTTTTTGTGCTGAATGTGCATAATAATTGTGTCTTCATTTTTTTGTTTATCCGTATATTTCTTTATTAGCCTGTTCTAAAATTTTTGCAAATCTTCTATCTAATTGCATTTCAAATTTAATTTGTCCTCCATATCCAACACCATCTTCTCTTGCAACAATTGTAGCGATTGGAATTACCTTTCCCTTTGCTCCTGCTCGATATGCCAAATAAGGTGGATCTTCTTTTGTCATTGCAACTAATCCTTGTTTAATTTCTTCAAAATCTGATGTTTGGAATATATTTTGAAGTATTGCTCTATCTAAAGAATTAGGTCCTATTGCCATAGATTCTTCACCTTCACCTACGGCTTTTAATGGAAACTCCTCTCTAATAGCGGATAACATTCCTTCTTTTAATTTTTTATTAGTTCCCAATGCAGATATAACTGCTTGTTGATGTTTTTTATGTTTCTTTTGAACTAAATCTAAATATTGTTGAGATGCTTTATCACCATTTTCTGCCGCCGCTTGTATTGCTACCATTACAACTTTATTAGTATCTCTACTTCCTTTACCTACTTTTAATTTATCCAATGCTGTTTTTAAATCCATTTTTTTAGATTTGATTACAGCCTGTGCTTCTTTACTTTTTCCTATAGCATTTTGTAATCTTCTAACATTTGCTGTTCCAAATTTAAATAAATCCTTTCTTTCTTGTGATTGATAAACATTTGGGTTAATATCATCAGGTAATTTTGGATCCCACTCTAATAATTTACCAGTTCCTGAATTTAAGAAGTTTACTAATGTTGATTTTTTTAATGATACTTCATCTAATAATTCTTTACCATCTTTTGTTTTTATTTTAAAATAAACATCCGATGAAAATCCTTTATTCTTTTTATAATCTTTTAATCCCAATGCTTCCACTTCACCCTCAGTATCCCATGCACCTGCTTCTATTATTGCACCAGGATATTCTTTTGATAATCTATTTCTAATAGCTTTTCTATTATTCATAGCTGCTTGAATCCAACTCTTAGTTACAATTCTATCTTTATCATTTGCTAATTTAGGATTTGTTGCTATTTGTTTTTTTTCATGCTCTAATAAAGAATTATAAAATATTTGAGCTTGTTTGTCATCCAACGTAGTTCCAATCATAGTCATTAACTCACCTGCTTGTGCTGAAATTTGTCCTGCTCCTCCTGGTAAATCCGAAAAATGTGACCATTTTGCAGTTTGATTATCAAATTTAGTATTCATCATTCTAACTAATTCTACTAAATGTCTTGGTGGAACTTTTACATTTTGAGTAATTTCTTTTGGTAATTTATATGGTGGAACTATTGCAAACTTTTTATTTTTAGCATCAAATCCTGCACCATTTGGTTTTGGTAATTCTAAAAATGCTTTACTTTTTAATGTATTTACATTTGCTAATGTTTTATCTTTACCACCAATTATTCTATTTTTTGTAGATACACCTTTACCTGCTGCATCTTTTGCTTTTTTATCTGCTACTTGTTGTTTTAGTTGTGCAAGTTTTTGTAAATTAGCTTTAGTTGTTGTTGGATCTTTTTGTTGAGGTGCTATTACTTTTTTGGTAGGAGCTACTTGCTGTCTATTAACTGGAACTAATCTACCTGTTTTTTTATCAGTAGTATGTGTAACTACTCCACCTTTCTTTTTACCATATCTGCCATACCCCAAATGAACTAAATGTAATTTTTCTGCTTCTTTAGAAGCCTGTGATTGTTTAGTATTTGTAGTATTTTGTTTTTTAGGTGCTGCTTCTAATGAAAATTTCTTAGGTGCTAAACTAATAGCTTCCATTAATTGTTCATCGGTTAATGTTGCTGCACCAAATTGCTCCAATACTGAACGTAAATATTCTAATTGCTCCTTACTATTAAAATCTGGAATAGGATATGTAACACAAAATTCTGCTAAAACCTCATCAATAATTTCACTAAGATTGTCTAAATTAAAGTTCGTCATAATTTTTACCGGTCGTTGTTTTTACTTGATATCTACCATGTGGGCCCGTTAAAATGGGTATGATATCAGTATATAAATATTGTTTTTCTGTCGGATGCACATCAAAAACGAACGCATCGTAAGTATATAATATAAGTTTTGTTAATTTTCCTTCTAATTTCTCTTTAATCCTTAAAATTTTCTTTATATTTCGTTCAGTTTCATATGATTGAATGTAATAATTAAGAACTTTTGCAGGATTAATAGGTTCAAATCTTTCCTCATTAAACTGAACATGATATAAATGTGTGAATAGGCATTTATTTTTAGTAATCGTCTCATATAATAAATCCGTAAGATTCTGTATTTCTCTAAAATATGGTATATGTAATAACTCACTTCTAATTCCACCATATAAATTTTGGAATATTAAAGTTTTTACTTCGTTTCGGTCATCAACACCCATTTTTTCACCAATCCATGTATAAAAATCTTTACCACTACCATAAAACTCATACAACCAAACCAATTCATTATCACCTACCATTTTACTTTTTTTGGTTTGATATATAGTATCCATTAATAATCTTGGGTGATATGCTTCAAAATCACAACTAACCAATTCGCCACCATCAAATCTACTAATAAATGATTTTCTTACACCAGTATCTTTTTTAAGTGCAGCATAGTTTACACCCCCATGTCGATTTGATGGTCGGAGTGTAGATGTCATTAGGTTATATTCAGTATAAACTATATTATCCTCCGTTAAATGAACTAGATTAAAGTTTGAGAGGTATTCCACATCTACTTTTAATCCCGCTTCTTCAATATAATTGAATGCTTCAGTTGCATCAATTATAAATTTATCGGAATTGGTTGATACTGAAACTGAACATTTCATTACATATTGTTTTATTAGTTCCAATTGTTTCATCATTGGAATACTATCATTCAAATATGGTTCACCCTTAAACTTTGATTTGTAAAACTGATTTAAAGTATTATCTCCTAATTCAACATCATGATAACCATATTGAATAAATCTACCCAAATCCATATCAAAGGCATTTGTAAATGGTAATAAATGTTGAACTGCTTTAAGATTGAATACCCATTGTTGGTGTGGTGTATCTAACAATTCATTTAATGCTTCTACTTTAATCCCTAACCCATCACCATTATTTACATTAATAACATATTCATCTTTATTAGTAAAAATATAAATAAATGATATACGATTGTTTGCCGCATGCTTTTCCTCATCGGATAAACGGACATAGATTTTGTTATTACTCTTTCGGTATTCCGTTAAAAATTCTTCAAATTCAAATTTATCCTCTACAAATATCATAAAACAAAGATACTACATTTTGGGTATAATACAAAATAAAAAGGGGAGTATTTAAACTCCCTTTATATTAAAATCCACCGAAATTCTTTTCATCTGATTCTGTCCAGTGTTTTGCTTTTAATGCGTGCAAATCAATCGGTTCTCTTTTCATATGCCCACCTTTGTTAAAAATAGCTCCTTTTTTCAAATAACCACCTAAAAAATTTCTACGGAATCGGTTTGAGTTATTTGCTTCAGAGCCATGTACACAATGTGAGTGTAACAATACTACTTGTCCTTTTCTTAAATACCCTTCTACTTTACGGAAATCATGTCCTTCAGGCATTACACAAGGTTTACCTCTTTCGTTTCTCCAAAATGTAGGATTAGTTTTTGTTCTATCTTCATCTACTTCAATTGGTAAAACGGGTAATCTATGTGAACCTTCGTAGTTCCACACTGCTCCGTTTTCAGGATCGTGGTTATCTAATGCCAATGCTGTGTTGATAATTTCATTATGTCCACAGCCTGTATAGAATGCGTTTTGGTGTTGGTCTCTACCTAATTGTCCTGGTGGTTTAAAATAACACCAAGTTTGCATTCCTTGTACTTCACCTTCCATTAAAAATTCACATGCTTCCAAAATTTTTGGATGACAAAATAACTTTTCTAATTTAGGTGAAAGTTTGTGTGGGTATGCAAATGGATCCCAATCACCCCATTCTTTACCATCTTCGGTGGTAGTACCAATTCTATCTTGTCTTAATTTTTCTAATTCTTCGTTTACTTCATCAACCTCATCTTCGGTTAATAACTCTAATACGGTGAATCCTCTATATCTCCAATCGAATGTAATTTGTTGTACTTCTAAATCGGTTAGATGTTTGAAATTGCTCATATAACTTATTGTTTATTTTTTATAAATATAACTCTTATTTTATTATTATCCAAATTTTGTTATGACTTTTATCACCCTTTCCAAAACTTAAGATAATTGTTAATATATGTATCTAAATTTGAAATGGTTTGTTTTCCATATTCAACTGATTTTTTATTAGCTAATTCAGTTTCATTTTTATCACCATATATTTTCCATTTTATTTTTCCTGCAATATATAATGAATCATTTTTAAATTCATCAAATTTAGATTTATTTATTTCATATATTAGTCC